AAGTCCCGCACAATCGCCCAAGAACATTCCAGCTCGCCCTGGAACCTCAAACCCCCAAGGCCAACACTTTACCTGTGAATCCACAGCATCCAGTGTTCTTGCGGGTTTGCCAGAATGGTGGCAGCGTCTGTGGCAGTGATCTCGCCATCGTAGTTGACGAACCGGATAGAGTAGCCGCTCCGCTCGAGCTGGTGCAGGAAGCTTGTCGTTTGTGGCGGGTCGCGTTGAAGGTGGAGCTCCACGAGCACAACGGCATGCGGGAAGCGTTTCAGCATTTGCTGCATTCCGTCCCAGACCAGCGACTCAGCTCCCTCGGCGTCGATCTTCACAAGGTCCAGACGGGACCAGTCGGCACACAGCCGGTCGAGTGTAGTCATGGGTACCGGGATGGCTTCTGCGCGATGCGGATACGCCCAGCGTTCCAAGGAGGACGTCGCATAGTCGCCGTGATGCAGAACGAAATCCACGCGTTCCTCGTCGCGCCCGCCGATTACTTTCTGGCAGATTTCCACCTGCTGGCGGCAGCCATTGAGCGCCAGGTTGGCCGGCAGGTACGTCTCGGCCAGGAGCGGGTTCGGCTCGCACGCCAGCACGCGCCCTTCGCGGCCGCAGGCCAGGGCCATGAGCACCGAGTAGTAGCCGTAATTCGCCCCGACATCCACGCAGTGAAAACCTGGTTGTATGTAACGTGCCAGGGCGAGCGTTACCCACGCTTCCCAGAAGCCATCCAGTACGAGGCGCGGGCCGAGCATGAAGTCGCGCGTATCGACGAAGGCCGGGTATTCGCCCAGGAGGCGGCAGAGCATCCGGTGCTCGCCATAATAGACGCCGATCGCCCGGCGGCGACTGACGCTTTCCAGTTCAGCGCGACTGCTGCGTATGTGGTTTGGTAGCGTCATGGCTCAGTTCTCCAGCGGAATGAATTCGATAGGCATCCGCTCATGTTCAAGCCGCTGCCCCCTCCAGATGCCGTCGCCGTTTGGTTGCAGATGGCACGTGGGCCGATCCAGCCGGCTGAGGGTCAGAATCGTGCGGCCATCGTCGATATTGATGTCGCAGCGGCGTTCGCATTCGGCGGCGCCTTCACCGACTTTGCCGCCTGGCTCCAGGCGCATAGGGCGTTCGTCGTAGCCGACGCGACGGTACAGGAATCGCTTTCCTGTCAGCGACGCGATGACTTCCTGTTCCTGGGGCGTCGGGTCGGGATTGTGCCAGAGTACGCCGTCCCAGCGATTCCGCAAATCGGCGATCAGTTGGAAGCAGAAGTCTTCGTTGGCCAGCGACACATTCCGGCGATTGCCGCCCAGACGCCATTTATCCTGACAGCGATGTTGAAAGACGATCCTGCCCTCGAAGTCGAATTGCACGATGGTGTGAACGTCCCAGCCGGGCGGCGTGGGCGGCATGGCATATTGCGTGCCCAGCTTGCGCCAGGCCAGGTGGAAGCATTCCTTATCGCCATAGACGACCCGAAACACGAAATCGGAATGTTCGGCGTACCAGAGGGCCATGCGCAACTCGCGCCAGCAGCGTGTTTTGTCCACCATGAACTGACCGGACTCGAAGGCCACCTCGTGCTGTGCCTGGGGCACCATCCAGTCCATGCCGAAGATGGACCACACATCCGGCTTCAAGGTCCAGCAAGCGTAGTCGGGCCAGAAGATGGCCCCGAATTCTTTGAACTGCGGCGTATCGAAGAGGTACGTTACGTCCCGCACCGGGCCGTTGTCGGCATCGAGGAAGAGCACCTGAGCAAATGGCGAGTAGAGGGCCGAGTACGGCTTCAGCTCCCAGCCGCAGAGAATACGGCACGGGTATTCTTTTTCGAGCTTTCGCGCGTCAACGCATTCGACACCCAGCGGCTTGAGCAGACGGCGCATGTAGGGGTCACACTCTCCCTCGCCCAGATACCAGAGCTGGATCGGCAGCTTGCAGCCGAAGTGGCGAATGAGGTTGACGCATACCCAGACGCCGGGGAAGTATTTCAAGCCGCCGCCGGCGATCACGATACCACGCTCTTCCGGGTAAGCGAGGCGCGCCGGCTTGAGATTATCGGCGAAGGCCTGGGCCATGCGACGCATGGCCTCATTGACATTGGCCCAACCGGCCCAGCCAGGCGGCCAGGGGCCGGGCGGCGCGTTTTCGATCAAATGGATCATCTCCTCGACTGTCATGTCTTCACGGGCTGAACTTGGGCTGAGCTGGGACATAAACCTCACTCCGTCGCATGGGACTTGCTTGAAACGGCCGCATACTATTCCGCTCACACCTCAGTAACCGATCCGGTGATACCTGGCGCGGTACCCTCACCGGAACCAGAACCTGAGCCACTTGAAGAACCACTGCCGCTACCGGAGGCGGAGCCGCTTTGACTGCCCGAACCAACGCTGCCCGACGAGCCACTCGATCCGGCGGAGCCGCTTGCGCTACCCGAGCCGCTCGAACCGCTACCACTGGAGCCGCTTATGCCGGAGCTACCTGACCCGGACGAGCCGCTTATGCCGGAGCTACCTGACCCGGACGAGCCGCTTATGCCGGAGCTACCTGACCCGGACGAGCCGCTTACGCCGGAGCTACCTGATCCGGACAAGCCGCTTGAGCCGGAGCTTTGCCCGGAGGAGCCACTAGAACCGGACGAACCACTCGTGCCGGAGCTCTGGCCCGAAGAGCCGCTGGAACCCGACGAACCGCTTGAGCCAGAACTTTGCCCCGACGACCCACTGGAACCTGACGAACCGCTTGAGCCCGAGCTTTGGCCGGACGAACCGCTGGAACCCGACGAACCACTCGTGCCGCTACCACTGGAGCCGCTTGCGCCGGAGCTGCCTGACCCTGACGAACCACTCGCGCCAGAGCTTTGTCCCGAAGAGCCGCTGGAACCCGACGAACCGCTCGTGCCGGAGCTCTGGCCCGACGACCCACTGAAACCTGACGAACCACTCATGCCAGAACTTTGCCCCGACGACCCACTGGAACCTGACGAACCGCTTGAACCAGACGAGCCGCTCGAACCAGACGAGCCACTTGAACCTTCCAAACAGCAACCCAGAGCGTAAAGCGGCATGTTCGTGGCGGTCATGCCGACGTAGCGCATCAGGAACCGCCCGATGTGAGGAAACTCACACGTCGAATAACCAAAAAGAGGCACGCTGTCGACGAGTCCCAGGAAGCGCGCTTTGATACGCCGCACCTGAGGCCCGTCGGGGCCTGAGCGCGAGCCCGGACAGCCAAGTGCATACAACGGCACACCGTCTTTCGGTCCTGCGAAGCGTGCCAGGTATCGCTGCTTGCGGATCATTGGTTGATGTCCAGCACCTTACAGGGAAACAGGGACTGCCAGGTTTTCGTGGGGATGTCGTAGCGTTGCACGACTCCGTCGTAGTAGCCGTCCTGGTCGGGCACATTGCTGGTGATCAGCACGTGCGCTTCATAATCGGCATCATTCAACCGTACGACGGCCCAGCGCACCGTGGACTCGTTCGTTTCGATCCACAGCACGCGCGCCGCACCAGCCGGCACGTTCAGTAGTGCGTGTGAATTGCCGGGAATGACCTGGGCGAAATCGTAAAGTTGCGTCGGGTTCACCAGCAGGCGCACCAGTGACACGCCGGCAAGGACGCCCCGGCCGACCGCTCCGTCCTTGAGTGGTTCGAGCAGGATCAGGAATCGACCACGGTGCTCTGCTGTCGGGACGACGCCCGAGAGAGTGACCCGGTTTTTGAACTCCTGGAGGTTGTCGGTGGGCAGGATGATGGGGGCGTTTGCGCCGAGGATATCGAATCGCTCTCGGTCGGCGCCGCTTAGGTTTTTCACCTGGACGATGCCGGTTTGGCGAAACTCCGCATTGGCTTCCTGATCGCGGCTGTGCTGCTGGTTGCGAACCCAGCGTACCGCGTCGAGGAAGGCGTTCCATGCCTCGGCGGGAACTTCCAGGCGTTGGCCGGCCTGCACTTTCTTCAAGGGATCGCCTGGCATTGTTGCTTACGACCCTATGCCCAGCAGCGAAAAATCGCCGTAGTAGTACACCTGCTCCACATAGACGGCTCGTGGCTTTTTGATCAGCGTCCTGGCCGTTGCGTCCTCGTCGTCCTCGTAACGCACCCACAGGTAGTGCCAGCCTTCCTTGGCGGGCACAGTGATGTCGCCTATAACCAGGTTCTCCGCATTAGGGCTGGCGGCGAACTTGAAGGTAATCTCCCAATCCTCGGTGCCGCGTTTCGAACCTGATGCGCCCAGGAACAGCACCTCTCCGCGTGCAAAACCCCGAAACGGAGCGTCATTGACACGGCCAGTGAGCAAAAACAGGTTCGCTTTGTACGTCGCCGTGATCTGCGAGTTCGGCAAGTAGTAGGTCTCGGTCCAATTATAGACCGGCAGTGTGATGTCGATACCTTCAACGCTGTCGCCGCTGACGTTGATAGCACCGTGGAAATTCGGCGCCTGTTTCCCGGGCGCGGCATAACGTCCGATTGTTTGAAGACTCTGCGTGATTTTTTGCGTGCCGCCCGAGGTGTCGAAACTGAACGATGACTGGCCTGTCTCCTTGGGCTCTTTCCGGGCGTAGTGCACCGTCACGTCCCAGATACCGCCGCCCAGGTGCTGGATGCGATAGTGCTGGAAGACAAGTCCGGCGTAGAAAGCGGGAATGGTGGCCTCGACAATGAGCTTGACTTCCAGGTCACTTTCGGTGCCGAGCACGCCGTAGAGCAAGTCGACGGACGGGTTTTCCGGGCCGACCGTGGTTTCACGGCTGTCGAACTTCTCGAAGATGATCGCCATCGGCACCTCACGCGAAAACCAGTGCGCCTTCTCTGGCTTTGTCCAGAAGTTTTTTGGTATTGGAGGCGACCTGCTCGGTAGCTTTGGCCGTACGTTCCGCAAGGCTGGTTGCCCCCAGACCACGGACGGCCAGCGCGCTGAACGTGCCCTGGATATCGACTTTTTGCCGGGCCGTTTCCAGCACAGAATCCAGATCGGGCAATTCGCCGGGCCGGCGCATAGGTGGCAGTTGCCCTGATGGGCCTTCCTCACGTCGGCGGCGGGCCTCGGCCAGTGCGTCAAGCCACTCCTGTCGGGCCGTTTCCAGTTCGCGCTGCATCGCGGCCAGGTCTGCCCGGCGAGCTGCGTCGCGGTGTCGGCGTTCTTCGTTCTGCATCTGGTTGAGCTGCTCTTCGATCCCGGCCCGTTCTTGCTCGATCTCGTCACGTTGCCGTTGGCGTTCTAATTCACGCTGTTTTGCAAGCGCGACATGCCGGGCGTTGATCTCCTGCTCGCGCCGTGATTCCTCTTCGTTGATACGGGCGATCTCCGCTTCGGCGTCTGCGCCGAGGATACCCTGGATGCGTGCCCAGACGCGTTGAAAGAACCCGGCGAACCGATTCCACGTCCGCTGCAAGATATCGATAAAATTCATCCAGGCGGTGGCCAGGAACGTGGTGGTCTCCAGCCAGGCGATCTGGATGCCGGCCCAGGCGTCGTTCAGGAACCGGGCCAGCCGTAAATAGCCCCGTAAAACGTCTTGAGGAAGAACTCCTTGAACCGTAGCCACCGCTCTTCAAGCCAACCCACACCCTGCTTCCAGACGAGCTTTAGTGTCAACCAGGCGATCCGTGCCGCCAGGCCGAGGTCCCCGGTGGCCAGGGCGTCGGCAATGCCGCGCCAGGCCGCAAGGGCCGTCTCCTGAAGTGAACGGAACTCAGTGGCAAGCCCCTGAAGCGCCTGTTGGCCTGCGTCCGTGGTGTAAAGCAGGTAACCGCCCAGGGCTAGCAGAGCGGCGCTTACAAGACCCACCGGCGTAAGAAGCCCAGCGACTATTGCCCCCAAGACGTTCAGTGCGGAACCCACGCCGGCGAGAACCGTTGCAAGAATGCTTACCATCGCTGCGATGCCGGCCACCGTCTTACCAAAGGCCAGTAGCGCCAACCCGCCGGCCATCACGGCCAACGCCACCTTAAAGGCGATCACAATCAGCTGTCGGTTCCGGTTGATCCAGCCGGAGACGGTTTTCGTTGCGCGCGTGATCCACTGGGCCGCGTCGCTGAGCACAGGTACCAGTGCGCCGCCAACGAGGGCGATGCCCCGTTGAATTACTTTCCAAAGCACAGTGAGTGTGTCACGGAATGCTTCGGCAGCTTTGGCATCCGCCGTAGACCAGGTAAGCCCTAGTTCGCGGGCCTGCCGCTCAAGCCTTTCGATACCCTCAGCTCCGTCGGCCATCAGCGGCAAGAGGCGTGTGCCGGATCGACCAAAAATATCCAATGCCATCGCAGCACGTAAGGTCGGATTGTAAATTTGACTGAGTCGATCAGCAAGCAATTTGAATTGTTGATCCGGAGTAAGCTGCGCCAGGTCAGCCACGGTGAGGCCAAGTCGGCCAAACGCGTCGTTGGTGCTCTGGGAGCCAGCGGCCGCATCGACGATGGTCTGGGACATCTTGCGCAAGCCCAACTCGAGAGTTGCCAGATCCGCGCCAGATAAATCCGCGGCGAAAGCCAGCTCAGATAATTCCTCGACAGCAACTCCCGTTCGTGCGCTCGCTTTGGCAAGATTGTCTCCCAGATCCTCGAACATCCTGCTGGCGGCAACGAGCGGTCCGGCAGCCATAGCGCCCAGTCCGACCAGCCGTGTGCCCAGGCTAGAGACACTTGCGGCAAACGCCCGAAGCCGTTGCTCGGCGCTACGCAGCCCTTTGACGAGCTTACTGTCCCTGGTGGACAGCTCCACGTAGGCCTGGCCGGCGCGAATTGCTCCTGCAGTTGCCATGTCACTCGTCCCTGTGCGCCGCCGGTGGGCGGGCAGCACGATCCACAAACACCTGTTTCAACGCAGTGACGCCAACCCTGGGCAATTTCTCGGTGCGCCGCACATGCGGGTTAAACTCGGCGGGCTTATAGGCCCGCGTTTTGTGCGGGTCGCGATGAACGTTGGCCAGCATCGCTAACAGGGTCGAGGTGTGCGCCCAGAGCTGGCGGCTCCTCGCCTCACCCATCACAAGCAGCTCGCGGAGGGTGAAGGGCCCGGGGTCGACGCCGATCGTTCCGGCGAGCTCGTAAATGAGCCGATCCATCTGCTCGCTTCGGCTTCCGGGTCGATCTGGCTGATCGTCTTGTCCGCGTGGTCGAGCAGTTTGTCGGCCAGCGCGCGGCTCGTCGTGATCAGCTTCTTGAGGCTTTCCCGGCCCCGGGCATTCGGGAAAAAATCGATCAGCTCATCCACGAACGCCTCAGCGGCATGGCCGATGGCGTCACCTGCCAGAGCGCGGCCGAAATCCTCGTCGCTCAGGTTCCGCTTTTCCGCTTCCTCCTTGCACAGGCAGTAGAGAACGTCAGCCAGCTGCACCGGATCACTGAGCAGTTCCGCAAGCGGCCTGGCCCCATCGTCCAGAAGTTTGAACAGGTCCACACGGAGCACGCTGCGAACGCGCTTGACCATCGCCACGTTGATAGTGATCGTCCACGTGCGGCCGGCGTTGTCGGCGAACGTATGCATCCCTGGCAATTCCTTCTTTAACTCTTGATGGGGAGTTGGTCCACCTTCTGCTTCAATCGCTCGACAGCGTCACGCAAGCCATAAAGACCCAGCGCCCCGGCCAGGTAGAGTATCTCTCGGACGTATTGGTCAGGGATGAAGTGCCATAGTTCGTTGGCGGCAAGCAGGGCTACCACTGCTGCGGCCAACCTGGTCTTGTAACCCTGAAGGCTGTCCAGCAACGAGAATGGCCCCCCTGACGCCGCGTCACTGCCAGTGGCCGTCTTTTTCACCAAACGCTCCAGCAAACCGCTGCGGAGGATGAAAAACACCACCCCACAGCCAAGAAGAATCCAGGCCCACGACGGCACATTCGCCAGGTTCATCATGTCACCTCTTCGATCTAAGTGCGAGCCACAACAACAGCACGGCAATGCCGACCACGGTCCAGGTCACCACGTGGGTGCTCGGTCGGCGCAGGTCGCGATCCCGGAGCGGGTTGTAGTTGGGGTTAGGTTTTCGGATAGCCTCTAGAGCGCGGCGCAGCCCATCAGCACCGTCGTCGTAGTCGTCCTGACGGTGCAGCACCTTGCCTGACGCGGTTTGCACGTAGATCGTCGGTTTGCCGGCCGTGTAAAAACCGGCACGCGCTACAGCCCAATGGTCCGGTGGATAGCTTTGAATGAGGAAATTCCCGGCCAGGTCGGCAAGCGGGCCGTTGAGGTCGTCCAGGACGCGCCGGCAGTCCGCGGCAGAGCCGATGATCGTCAGTCGCAGCATGGCGCTATCGTCGGTCAGCGTGCCGGCTTCCAGGAGTTCTCGGGCTTCAGCCGAGGTGATTTGACGCCCGTCGAACACGATGTGTTCGCCCTATTGACTCAATTGTGCGCGGTCAATGCCGAAGTTCTGGACGCCGTCCTGCTCAACGACGGGCAACTCACCGGGTGACGGTTGGGCCGGATCCGAGCCGATCACCAGCAGGGAAAACAGCAAAGCGTACATGATGCACCTCAGTTCGTAGGTGGTGGCGGGGGTGGCGGGGCCAGCAAGATCACTGCCCAGCCGCTGCCCATGCCCTCCAGGTCCGTTGGAACTCCTCCGGCGTCATCCATTCAATCCGGTCCGCACCGGGGAAATTGTTGTCCAGCACGGCAAACCATTTGTCGTCCGCATGGACCAGATTCACCATGTGAGCGATCCGTGCACGACCATAGCGGCCTGTCGGACTGAACGAGTACGTCACGCAGGGCATCCGGCCCGTTCGACAGGCGAGCCGCAACAGTTCCAGGTCGCTGCCTTCGTAATTGAGAAACGGCGGTGCAGCCGGGTATCCACGTTCTTGGGCCATCTGTGGCAGATATTTTTGGACGGAACCTGACGATGCGCCGCCCGGGATGCCATGCTTTTGAATCCACCGCGGGGCCTCTTCATACGCCGGCACGTTCTGCCACAGAGCGGCATGGTGGATCGACGTCCACACGCAGCAGCCCTGACCGCGTGAGGTCGTATTGTGGCGATGCAGGTCGCCCGGCAGGTCGCAGTGCACTTCGGTACCATCCGGGGCTTTGTTGCCGCCCACCGTAGCGCCGATCAGACTGCAAACCAGGACCAACAAAACGCGTCTCATACGGCCTTCCGACACCCCCATAGCAAGCCGAAGATGTTCACTACGTCGCTCGCTCTGCCCATTACGACACCACGAACCAGCTCGGCGGATTGGCCGAGTGCGTTGGTTTGAGCGTCACACTTACCGAGATTGCCTCTTCCAGTGATTCGTTGCGGCTGAACTTGGTAATTGCGCAGGATGCCCGCAGACCTTGCGAGCCAGCCGCATTGATCGGACCATCCATTACGGCGAACTCCAGTGCGGCACCGGCCAGGAAGGCGTCGCGGATGCTCACGAAGTCGTCGTTGCCCGTATCCAGAATCATTTCAAACTCGATGGAGGCGTCTTTGAGTGTGGCAACCGTGGCACGCCAGCCGTTATTGCCGCGCGTGGATACATCGGCTTCGCCCGCCTCGAGATTGAGCGTCAAGTCCTTGACGTTCGTAACCTCATTCCACACGGGACTAGCGTAGCTGCCCGTGTTGCGATACAGCCGGGCATCGAGGCCGAGTTTGACCGTCATGGGTAATCTCCCTTGCTAACGCACCGAGTTCCTCCACAGGGCCGGTAGTGAGGCCAATTCTTTTTCGAAGGCCGGTCCCATGTAGGGGCGAGCACGGTAGCGCAGCCGGCGTGTATGGCGTTTTATCCGCCGGACCACCGTGCCACCGTATTCGAGCAACTTCGGCGCGTCGGACTTTTGCCGCAGTTGCACTGGCCCGATGACCACCGACTGCCTGGACCTGTCGTAGGCGAACAGGATGAACTGCCGCAGCAACCCAACGTGGGAATGCGGGGGCGAACCGGGCGGGCTGCTACCTCGACGTTTACGGATTGACGTGCGTGCCCGGGTGCGCACGAACGCGCCGAACCGCGATAACACCTTCCTTGTGGCAGCATCGACGGCCTTCTTGACCCCAGCCCGGTCGAAGAAGTCCTGTTTGGCAGCATGTAAGCTCATGGAGATCACGGCTCATCTCCACACCTGGAAGCTCAGCGTGATGACGCTGGTGAATTGCCGCAACTCATCCAGATGCTCCAGCGCATAGACCGGCTCGTTTTTGACCTCCGTGCAGCGGGCATCCGGGTAGCTGGCCAACGGGTGCTTCCGAAAGTGATCGGCAATCTCCTCGACCAGTGTCATCAAGGCGTCGAGGGCCTCGGGGCTGATGTCGGTCTTCTTCTGAACGGCTACGTCGATCTGGTAATCGAAACTGTCGCGGCTGCGGTCGAGTGTCTTCGAGGCCAGTGCCCGTGGCACGACGGTGACCTTCAGCTCAGTCATCTCCGACAACTCGAACTGCGGCCGGTAATATCGCTCGGCAGTCAGCGGCTGGCTAAACGCGGTGGCGTTCAGCTCGGCAACTACTGCGTCGGCGATATCGAGGATCACGGCCATTACTCGGTGCCCACCTGCTTGGCATGAATCCGCAGCACCTTGCGGAACGCGTCGGACCATCGCCACGCGGGTTCCTTGCCCGGCGCCATCACCTCGTAGACCAAGGTCTTGTCGCCCTGTGTTTCGCGGATGATGTCGCCGCGCTGCGGCAAGATCGGCGTACCGCCGAGCACCAGGTCAGCGGCATGGATCAAGAAATCCCGGTAGGTCCACTCGATGGACACGCCGCCGTAGCCATCGTCCAGTTTCAGCAGCGTACGGCCGATGGTGGCCTGCACCGTGACCTCGTCCGCTCCGCGCCGGTAAGTGACCGGCCGCGAGGCATGTTCCTTGAGCTGTTCGGCCAGCCAATCAGAACCGGTTTCCAGCAAATCGGGCATGACGTCCTCACTGGCTTAGCCTGACGCGTACGGTAGCATCGTTATTACCGGCCGCCTGGACGCATTTGCCGAGCTGCTTATTGCCCGTTGCCGACGTGGTGGCCTGGTTCGCCGTGTCGTTCCAGTACACGATGGCCCCTACGGCAATGGCTGTACCGGTGCCGGTTGCCTTCGCGAAGTCGAAGACGCCTTCCACCGCCAGTGCCCCGCGATTGCCGGCCGGAATGTCGAGCCTGGCAACACCTACCAGATCGCCCTGCACGACTACTTCTCCGGCCGCGATGTCCGCGGTCGGCGTGTAGTCAATGGTCTGGCCCTCGTGAACGAACACTGCTTGTGGCATGTACGATCCTCCTTACGCTTCACCCTTGGCCTTGATACCGGCCAGCGGCTCAGCCAGGTCCACACCGAAATCGAAATACCCGCGGAACTGCATTCCCAGCTTGTTGAAATCCGCTTCAGCCGCTTCGACCGTCGGAGTCTGTTGACCATCCAGGAAACTGACCGTTACGGGGGCCAGTACCCCGGGATCACGGAACAAGTACCAGGCCTTGGCGCTGGAACCGGCGAACTCCGCATCACTCAGCCAGTCCGACACCACGGGGCGGTAGCGTCCGGCGTGGATGTTGGCCGTTCCCAGCGTCCCGCCGGAGCCAGGATCGACGGTCGTGCTCTGGTAAAGCCGTTGCGCCACAAACTGAAGCTCGGGCGGCACGAGCAGGATGGTCGGCACCCCGCCGATCCGCTTCCTGTCAGGGCTTTTCAGCTTGCGGAACGCGACGATTCCTTTTTGCAGGCCGACTCCGTCGTCGCCCAGCGCGGTATCCGCGCCCGTGATGTAGTTGCCCAGGGCAGCCGTAAAGAAGCCGCTATTGTTGAGGAACGTGCTCCAGAAGACGCTGTTGAGCTTGCGGGCAGCTCCGGCTCCCAGTCGCGCACGGATATCGTCGAACGCACTTAGATCGTCATTGATGATTCGATCACGGGTCAGCGAAAACATCCGACCGTAGGTCCGGGCCTGACGCGTGTAGGTCTGCTCCGACACCGTGCCATGCTTCAACTCGCCGTCGGGAGCCACCTCCTCGTACTCCATGTTGTCCAGCAGACGCACACTGGTGACGGTCTTGAAGTCGCTCACCGAACGGATGGCAGCGATTTCCCGCCACGTCTGGTCTTGCTCCTGGAAGGCCTCGAGCAGTTCCTTGTTCAGAAGGTTGCTCAGAATGTTCGGTAGCGACAACGTGCTGGTGCCGGAGGCACGCAACGTCAGCGGCACGGTCCAGGCATAGTACAGGGCATCGCGGAGATTGCTTGCGTCCAGGAACGGCGACCCGGTGTAGCCGTTGGCCTGCGCCGCCAGGTAGATCGCCTGGCGAATGCGCATACGCCGCCCGAAACGGTCTTCGGCGGCCTGCAGGAGATCGGCCGGGTAATGCCGCTCGGGGTTCATCGGCGTGCGGGTCAGCGCCAACGCGGCCTCGAGCAACTGGGCCGTGGAATACCCGGACGCTCCCGTCTGGATGCTGATATAGGGGGGCATGGGGCCGCGACGCACGCAGCACTTCCAGCTCGGTTCGTGCAATATCCCAGCCTTCGGCGATGGCCTGCGCTTCGATCTCCTGATGCTTACCGCCGCAAATCCGCCGGATGGCCGTAATACGCCGGACCTCAGCAGCCGCTGCAGCGCGAAGGGCGGCGACCTCCGCTTCCACGAAATTGGACGCCTGTCCGGTGGCAGCCGCATCGGTGCGCGTGTCAACTTCCGATCCCGGCTGCGTGGCTGCAATCTGGGCCGAGGTATTCTCGTCTGCGCCAAGCACCACGAAGCTGATTTCCCCCAGGGAGGCGCGTCGAACGATATTGACCGGTCCGGCGAACTCCCGCCCGTTGGCCTGCGAGGTCTTCCCCTCGGGCACGAACTCCACTTGCTCGGCGCGGACCCCGATCGAAGCCTGTCAGGCAAAGCCCTTATCGTTGAGAGCGATCACCTGCCGCGCCTTCGGCGAATCGCCCATGATAACCCCGGACACAATAAGCTGGTCGTTCATCACGGCGACGGAATCAGTCTGCCCCATCACAAAATCCACGTCACGCACATGATCCAGCAGGATCGGACGGCGTTGCCGACCCACGTCCAGACCGGCCAGGTCCACCACGACCGGATAGCGCCAGCCGGCCAGCTGCATGGCCCCGCCCGTGTAGGCGGTCATCGTGAACCGGCGCAGCCGCTGCGCGTCGCCCTCACCCGGAGCGGCTTCCAGTTCCACCGACGTTGCAAGCAGGTTCAGCATCCGGTGTTCAGCGAGCTTGCTCTTGACGTTGACGTCACTCATCCAGAGTGTCCTCCTCCTGTGGCGGTATGGGCAGGGCTTCGGTCAACGTAAGGCCGAGCTCCTGCATCAAGGCGACTTCCTTGGCCCGCTGTCGCAGGGCCTCTTCCCAGTCCCGACCTTGCCGCGCGTATTCGTGCGCCAGCGTGGTCGTGTGATTGGCCAGCCGCGTGGCTTGTGCCGACGCTTCCTTCGCCGGGTCCACGTGCTCATGGCCGTCCCAGAACCACTGGTGCGGCCACTCGTCCATAGGGCCTAATCCCGCAGGCAAATAGCCCGGAATCAACGCGGCTTCATCAAGCCAGGCCGTCAGAATCCGATCCAGCACAACGCACTCCAGGTGCGCTTGCTCCACACGAATTGCTTTGAAATACGTCTGGTGGTCGAGTCGGCCGGAAGCGTAGTTGTAACCCGACGAATTACCCGCCGCGATGTTGAACGGCATATTCAAGCAGCGTGCAATCTCGTTGAGAACTTCACGCTTGAATTCGGCGTAGGCCGTCGAGGGCTGCTCGGCCTGGAGCTAGCTCATCTTCCAGCCGCCTGGCATGGTCACAAGCGCGCGTTGTTCCAGCTCAATGGGTTCGAACGGCTCGGCGGCGTCGGCCTCACCGCCCGCAGGCGCGTCCGTGTAAAGAATGCCCGCAAAGTCGGCCGCCGTCTCCGCAGCCGCGAGAACCGCCAGCGTGAATCGCCGCAATTGAGCAAACAACGGTAGCGCCGGCAGGATGTCCGGAATGCCACGCGCCTGCCCGGGACGGTCCACCCGGAACCAGTGCAACACGGATTCGGCCGGCACGCGGTCGTACTCGACGTGAAATCGTCGCACGCTATCGCCAGGATGCTCCTTGAGGACGTGATACTCGACCGGGTTGCCCACCGCATCGAAGACAATCCCGTCGACGGCGTTACCGCCGAGCATGCGCAAGTCGGGCGTGCAAACCTGATCGGCCTCGACCAGGCGTAAATCCAGCTGCACGGCTGTGGGCAGTTTCGGGTTGTTGATCAAAATCGCGAACGCTTCGCCGTCCTGGGCCCGGGCCACACGCATGGTGCGGAGCTTCTCGGCCAGGCCGACCGCCCTGGACCAGCGCGTAAA